TCCTTGCCGTCATCGTGGACGTAAACCGGCTTGCCATCGGACAGCACGGCGTGGCCGTCGGCGTCGAGCTTCAGCTTCATGGTCGGCTTTCTGAGGCGATCCCGCCTCGTCAGGATGGGCCATCAGGCCCGTGCGCCCGTCCGCATCCGCGGGGCCGGGCAGTTTCGTCAGCTTGTCAAACGACCTCTTGCGGGGTCACGACGTAGACGTTCTGGCGATGGTTGCGGCGGCCGACGATGAACATCGTCCAGGTCTTGCCGTGGTGTTCTTCGGGGACGCGGAAAGCGTGAATGGCCTTGCGCGAGCGGATGACGATTGAGCCGGGCCGCAACGTGCGGTCGCCCCACGGCGTGCGCTCGATGATGCTGCCCGAGAGGCAGACTGTGACTGACCACCGAGGGTGGTCATGAAACTCCTCCGAGAGCCCGGGCGTAGGGTTCCAGCAGTGGAACAGGATGTTGAACGGCCTCCACCACGGCGGACGACACCAGACCTTGCCGCTCTTGCTGTGGAACTCGTCGGGCCAAAACGGCGCGTAGCGCCAGAACAGGTGTTCGTCGCTAAACGTGACGATTTTATGAGCCGGTGACCTCTCGACCCAGCGGAGAAACGCGGAGAGCAGCCCCATCAGACCTCCGCTGGGTCCGCTTCCGTCTGCGGAGCCGTGCTAGGCGTCTTCAGCGGCTTCGCCTTGGCGGCGATCGCTGCGGCTTCTTCGCCGGCGGCCTTCGCCTCCTCCTCAGGATCGATGTCCGCCGAGAGGGTGCCGCGGCGCTGGAACTCGGTGATGGCGGTTGTCTTGGTGATCACCCCGCCCTCGTTCATGAGCAGGATAAGCTGGGCGCTGGCGTCGCTCAGCGTGGCCGCACCGAAGTCCTTGTAGAGGGTGACCTTCCCGCCCACGCCAAGCGACGCGTAGTCGGCGGTCATCTGGAGGGCCTGATCGAGGCCGTTCTCGAAGCCCTCAACGATCCGCTGCAGGTCGGACTTGTTGGCCTCAGCGTCGTTGGCGCTTTCGGTCGCCGTCCGTGTCCCGGCTTTCTTGACCAGCAGCTCAGCGCCGGCCTGGATCATCTGGTCTTCGAGCTGCAGAAGCGACTTGGAGCCGGCTTCGATCGCCTTGCCCGTGTGCTCGACGAACTTCATCTCCGCGCCGGTCGGCAGCGTCACCGCCGCGCTCGCGCCCACAGTCAGCGTCGTGTTGTCGTCGCCACCGCTGATCGCCAGGATGGGAACGCGGGCGACGTGCAGGATGGTGTCTTGGTCGCTCTGGCTCTGCCAGTGCTTGACGTTCAGGTAGGCGAGGTCGCGGAGCGGCGAGATGCCGTCCATGAGATCGATGCGGGCGCCGTAGAGGGGAACGAAAGGCACATAGGAGAGGCCGCTGACGCCGCTCTCGATCTCGACCCAGATCTTGTCCGCGCTGCCCTCGACGACCCGCTTTTCGTAGACCGACCATCCCCCAGGGATGAGGACGCGGATGCGCTCGACAAGGGCCTCGCCGAACTCGCCGTCCGCAACCGTGACATTCTCGCGCAGGCGAAGCTGCGTCAGTTGGCGAGAGCCATTCACTTGGCCGATGCGGTAGCCGACGATCTGGCCTTGCTTGACGCGGACCCAGTAGGGCCGGATGCCAGCGGCCTTCTGAGCGGCCACCGTCGGGACCGGAACGCCCGCTTCCGTCGCTTTCGGGGCCTCGACGAGAATGCCGCAGAGACCGAAGCCCAGCGCCTCGCCGAGCATCTCCGCGGCGAAGGTGTGCAGGTTCGTCCCGGTGCGGTCGATATTGTCCGACCACGCCTCAATATCGGGCGGCGCGTCTGAGATCACCGCCTCCTTGGCGAAGGGTTTGCCCGCCATGACCGAGACCGTGCGCCGGAACGCCGGAAAGAGCGTCGCGGTGTCGCACCGTGCCTGCCAGCTTTCGGGCGGCTCGTTGGGCCAGGTCGGCAGATAGGCCTTTCCCGCCTGGCGCATCGCCGCTGTTCCGCCCATCAGGGCGTCCAGCATCGTCCACTCGGCCTGCAGGCCGGCGATCCCCGGTGACGGCGTGTCGACCTTGGCCTGCGCTGTTGCAGCCATCTTGGCTCCTACAGCCTGAGCGGTTTGACGGTCACCGGCCCCTGAAGGGTCAGGAACGAATTGAAGGCGCGCGAGGTCGAGTCAGCGTCGTCGTCGTGAGCGCCTTCCGGAAAGCCCTCGAGTTCGGAGAACCAGCGTTCGTTCCAGGTCCCGCGGAGCACCTTGACGTTGCCGGCCTGGGCCTGGGCTGAGAACGGCCGGAACCGCGTTTCCTTGTCGCCCGACTCCGGTGAGAACTTCACCGGATAGCCGGCAAGCGCCTTCACCAGATTGAGCACCTGCGATTTGCCGGCCTGGCCGCCGTCCTGCGGGATGTCGATCTGACATTCGCGGGTGTCGGCTGAGGCGGTGAACTTCAGCAGCTTCTCGACCTCATGTGGCGTATCGCGCAGCCATACGTGGTCGGCGATGTAGTAGACCCCGTCTGGCGAGCGGCCGATCTTCGTGCCGGTCGTCCAGTCGGGGTCGTTGCCGGGCATCTTCGGCGTCGCCGCCAAGTCCCATCCGCGAATGAACTTGATGCCGGCCGGCAGCGCGTCGACCAACTCGCCAACCCAGCGGCGCTGAAACAGCAGACCCGCGGCGGGGCGGATTTTCCAGTTGCCCTGAAGGAGACGCTCCCGCTCGACGGTCGGCTGCGCCATCAGGTTGGCGAGGTAGCCGGGGTCGGCCGCCATTAGGGCGGCGTTATCGGAGAGCTTCGCCGGAATGAAGGTGACCGACTTGGGCGGGAGCGGCTCGCCCTTGATCGGATCGACATAGCCCGCAAGATCGGCTGGCGTATCGGCCCAAACCAGCGTCTCGCCGACGCGGACGAACCAGCGCAGGCGCCCTGCCCGCTCCGGAATGGCGAAGCCAGTCTCTGGGTCGATCCACCAGGCGATGAACTCGGCGACCCAACTATCCGCGTCGGGATTGCAGGTCGCCCGGATGTAGGGCCGCACCCCGCTCATCGAGCGGTTCCGGCTGACCATGTACCAGAATTGCTTCTGGCTGAAGTGCGTCAGCTCGTCGAAGCAGATCAGCGGGATTTGCGATCCCTGCCAATCGTATACCGTTTTATCGTGCTCTAGATGGTTGAACGATACCGCTGCCCCGGACGGGAAGCGCCATTCCAGCACGTGCTCTCGCGGCGCGCCGCCGATCAGCGGGTAGAGCTTTGCGCTCTCATCCCAGAGACCGCCCTCGTTGCGGACCTGAACCGTCGTGCGGCGGAAGAAAACCGCGCCGAAGTCGCCGTTCGCGATGTGGCGAAGCGGCTCGATGAGAAGCGCCCAGGTCTTGCCGCCGCCGGCAGCGCCGCCATAGACCGCGATGTCCGCCTGGCTGGCCAGGAACGCCGTCTGAGGGCCAGCCTGCGGCCTGACCTCTACAACCTCATCCGCGTCCATTGTCAGGCAGGGCGAAGATGGTCACGGCCGGCGCCGACGGGAGCGGTGCGCCCCCCTTACCGGTCAACTCACGCCGGTTCGTGTAGGCGTCGCCAGTTTCCTTGGCGGCCTGCTCAAGCGCGGCAAGGGCGACGACCGTGTTGCCGTGCTCTTCTGCTTTGGCCGCGATGCGACCGATTGCCCGGAGGCGCACAGCTCGGTTCGCGACGGCGATCTTCGACGTGTCCTCGAGGAACGTCTTACGGGTTTGCTCGAACAGGACACGCCAGCGCGTGCTCAGCTTGGCGCCCGAACGCTTCTCCGGGTCGTAGCACTCGACTTGCTGGCGACTGACGACGATGCCGAATTCGGCCTTGACTGCGGCGGCGACTGTCGATGGCGGATCGAAGCAGGCAAGGGCCTGGACGATGAAGGTTTTGACTTCGGTTTGAAGCTTCTCGGATTTGGCCATGCTGTGTCCAGCCACGGTCAAGGCTCAGCCAACCGGGAGGTTTGCGTCAGGCCGCCATCCTGGTCAGGCACGTTCCACACGCCTGGCTGATGTCGACCGATGCGATTTCGGGGCGGCGTCTTGCAGCCTCGACGAGAGCGAGTGTCTGACCAGCGGCAGCGCCGACGCCGTAGCGTCTGACGATGCCGACGAACTCCTCGACGTCGTGTCCACGCATGGCGAAGACCGGCCTTCCCCACTTGGTGAACTTGGGGAGACCGAACTCGTTGCGCTCCTGGCCGCAGTGGTAGAGTTCGTGCTCAATCAGGGAGCAGAACTCGGCGTCTGCGCACTCGGAAGCGTAGCGGGCGTCGATGGTGATCAGGAAGTCGGGGACAGAACCGAACCAGGTTTCAACCTGGCTCTCGGCGCGGGCCTTGGCCCATTTCCCCATTGCGCGCGGCGTGCCGAGCTCGGCTTGGCCGACGATGCGGTTCTGGTTTCGGCTGTTGGGGACGTTCGTCCAGAGGAAGCCGATGTCCGCGGCGCGAAGGTGAGCGTGGTCCTCGTTCAGGAGGGACGCTTCATCCTCGATGAAGGTGGCCCTGGCCCATTCGAGTAGATCGGGCGCCGGGGCGAACATGGCGAGCGGCGAAGCGAGCAGCTCGACTGGCGGTTGGGGTCGCTCCAGGCTCACCGACGGGCGTCGCGGCAATCCAGGGCGAACAGGAGGGCTGCCGTCAGGAGAGGCGCGCCGATGGTGATCCAGAAGAACGCGGCGAGCCCGAGCGTGTGAACGGCGTCTGCCATCTCGCCCTACCGGTAAGCGGCGCGGGGCGAGGGCGTGTAAAAGCCGAAGCGGTCGGCCATGTCGCTCCAGAGCCCGTAGAGAGAACAGCCCCAACGGTAGACATGGCGGAACGGGCCGCGGCAGTCGGCGCGGAAGGCCGTCTCGGTGAGCAGCCAGGCGAGCGCGCCGATAGTCTGCCAGGCGCACCAGAGCATGGCGCGGACGCACCAGACGATAGCGCGATCGGCGATGGCCAAGCTCCAAACGAACAGGTGTGGCAGCACGGCGAACCAGAAGGCCACGCTGAGACCGAGGAAGAGCGCGGCGATGCAGGGGTCGAAGCTGTCCATCACTCCGCCACCGCTTCCGCGATGGGCTCTTCGATCCGCTCGATGCGGAAGCCGGTCAGCTCGGTGACGGCGAGTTCGCGGACGGCGAAGCCCTTCGGCCCCATGTTCTCGATCAGCTCATCGGCGAAATCGAGCCGAGCGCCCCGGAGATCCTCTGCCGGGCGGAACGAGCCCACGGCCAGCGGTCGGCCCTCGGGGCTGACGATCAGGCCCGTGACCATGAACCAGCGCTGCGGTTCCGAGCGTTCCGCCGTGGCGGCGCCGGTCTTGTGCGCGCTCATGCCATCACCAGCCGAGCATCCGACGCCTTGGCGCAGCCGGAGTAGGTGTTGAGCATCCCGTCCAGCTGGTCGGCCAGGCCGTCGAGGTCCGGCGATCCGTCCGGCCGCCAGTCGATGAACCCGTCGGCGTAGAGGTCGCGCAGCACGAAGGCCGCGGCCCTGATCTGCGATGCCTGAGCGGGACGGATCAGCGGCTCGGCCATGGTGCGGTTTCCTTGTCTGTGGCGCCGCCGGATGGAATCGAACCACCGACCATGCCCTTACGGGGGGCTTGCTCTACCGGCTGAGCTACAGCGGCGTTTTGCGGCTCCCGCCGAGGAGGCCGCGGAGGGCGGCCTTGGCGACGAGAACGATGACGGCCGCGAGCCCGACGACGCCGCAGAAGAACCCGGCGGCGAAGGCCGCGGCGATCACATGAAGTCCCAGGGCTCTCGGTAGCCAGCGGTGACAGTGACCGCCTTCGAAACCGGTTTGGGTTCGGGCGGCGGCGGCGGTTCGGGCGGCTGGCGCGCCGGTTGCGCGTCGGCTTCCAGATCGTGCCGCTCGTGCAGCGCCAGGATCGAGGCGTTGTAGCCGGCGACCTGGTTCTCGAAGAACTTGGCCTCGTCATCCCACTTCGCGACGATGCGACGGGCCTCTTGGGCCTGCTTCG